TCTGGCAAGTGCGGGGATCGGGAGTGCGGTACTGTCGGAGGAAGGATATGCCGCACGTCCGCTGGTTTCAATACGGGAGCAGCCGGTATCGGAATTTCTGATGTATATTGATTCCCTCTGGGGGATCCGGACAACGAAGGCTTTCCAGTTGGGGACGTTTTACTGGAGTGAAAAGCCGGAGCAATCGGAAATGTATGTGCTGGAGTACGGGAACAATATCATTTCCCTGACCCGTGAGCGGGGGCTTTGGAAACTGGAGACAGTGGCGCTGCCGGATCTGCATCATTCGTGCCAAATCAAAGTGGTGCATCCGGAGATTTCCGGTGTGTTTTATGTGGACAAAGTTATCTTTTCCAGCGATGACCGTGGATTTGTCCGGACAAAGATTTTTTTCGGAGGGGAGGATAAGTCATGATAGATCAGTTTGCACAGACGATCATGGAACGGATAAAAGACCAGTACCCGGGAATCGGGATACCAGGCGCAATGTGCGCCATGATCACCGGTGCGGCAGAAGACGGCACCTATACGACGGAATGCAAGATTTTCTGTGAAGAAACAAGGGAAGAATATCACTGCCGGGTAGAACAGGCAAAATATATTTATGCTGTGAAGGTTTTGGATAATCAGGGCAGCGAGCTGCCGGAATACCCGGAGCTGATTGAGATCTCGAGCCGACAGCAGCTTGAACCGGGTAGCCTTGTGCAAGTGGTATTTTTGGGAAATGAACTGAAAGCGGCGCTGGTAGGAGGTTAGCATGGAAGATATACGGTTGGATGAGGACTGGCAGCTTACAAGGGCGGCAGACGGCGATGCCCCAGTGGTGGAAGGCTTGGAGGAATTTCTGCAGGAGATCAGGCTGGAATCCATGACGCAGGAAGGAGACTTGTTTTATGATTCCGAATACGGATGGTCACTGCTGGATTTTATACAGCGCGATGATAGCGAGTTGACAAGGTTGGAAATCCAAGACAGGATCCGCAGGAAGATGGCGAGGCATCCGGAAGTGGATGTGTCTTCGCTCCGAATCGAAACAGAGTTTTGGGAGGATGTTTTGAATATCGGAATTTTATTTAAAAGGCTGGATACCCAAAAAACATATCGGATGGATCTGGCGCTGGACAGGGTACAGGTGGAGGTGACGGAGCATGATTGATAACAGCATACTGGATAAAATCTTCTCTGAACCGGATAGGGATACGCTGAAAGATGAGCTGGTAGCGAAACTGCAGGAAAGAGGATTCGTAATCACAAATTTTAGGAGCGGCGGTATTTTTTACACAATGTTGATGATTGTGGTACAGGTACGGGTGGAACTGACAAAGCTTTTGCGGTCGATGCTTAATACCATGTACGTCAGACACGCAGATGGCGAATGGCTGGGGATGCTGGCGGCGGATTTTTCCAAAACGAGGAAAGCTGCAGTAAAAGCGCAAGGGACAGTTACTTTGTACCGGGATTCCGAAGCAGAGATCACGACAGTGGTACCGCGCGGTACTGTATTCCTGACGGAAACGGACATCAACGGGGAAAAGCTCCGCTTTTTCTCGATAGAAAAAGTGACCGGACAGAAAGGAACAGTAGTGATGTACGTTCCAGTCGAAGCAGAAATGGAAGGAAGCAAATATAATATCCCGCCAGGTCAGATCACGAAATCTATGAAACATCTGGAAGGTGTGGAGCGGATCAACAATGATGAGGGATGGATCAGCCGGGAGGGGAGTGACATTGAAGAGTGGGAATCCCTCCGGGAGCGGACGCTTGGGGCATGGGATTTGCTGGCTACGATGCCAACGGCGGCGAAATATAAGAACATCTGCGAGGCGGTAGATGGTGTGCTGCATGTCACAGTCCATCAGCTCCATCCGCGCGGACAGGGGACGGTAGATATTATCGTGACCGGGACAGCAGGAGAGGCAACGCCGGAGCTGCTTGCAAAAGTGCAGGCTGCGGCGGATGGAATCAAAGCCCCTGACGATGATGTACTGGTTAAGAGTGCCATCACAGTAACACAGGACATTATGCTGCAGGTAATCCTCCCGAAATTGGTATCCGATGATGGGATCAAAGACCGGGTGGTCAGTGTGGTGACAAATTACTTTCGGATCAGCCGCGACCGGGAGCTGAATGAATTTATCCAATACAATCTGCTGTATGCAATCAAAAACAGCGTGCCACTCATTAAAAATGTCAAAATCATAGAGCCGGAAGGGGATCTGGTTCTGGAGAAGGATAAGGTCATCATCTGCGGGACGGTTACGGTAAACATAGAGCGGGAGGAATGACGGATGTTTGAGCACTTTGGCGATTATATGTTTTATCTGTTACATGCACCGCTGAGGAAGCTGAAAGCCGGGGAAAACCAGTTGAAGATTTTCTTTTCTGTTGTCGGGGAAGTATTTGACGGCATTCAGGAAGATATTTTCCGACTGCGGGAGCAGAAGATGATTTCCATGGCAGAGCCGATTATGCTGGAAGTAATCGGGCAGGATCGGGATATGTTCAGGCTGCAGGGCGAAAGCATAGAGGCATACCGGAGGCGTCTGCAGATGAAGGCAGTTATCGCTGAAATGGCGGGGACTGCAGAAGGATTGAAGCTGGCGCTGGAAATGATCGGTTATCCGCAGTGTAGTGTGGAACCGCTGTATTTAACCGACCGAAGCCGGTGGGCGGAAATCTACATAGATGTTCCGGTCAGCCATGACATTAACTATGACGCGATCCTGACAGAGACGCTGAAGGTAAAAACGGCGCGGACGCTGCCTCATCTGAGGTTCGCCTATACGATACGGGCAGATGAGAAAGTGATCGCAGTCGGCGGCATCGGGGGAGAACTGAAGGTAAAAGCATATATCTGTAAGAGCCTTTCGGCGTCGGCAACGGACAGCATACTGGCGGCAGGATCCATGCATACGGTGCTGCATGCAAAAGTTCAAGGAGGAACATGATGGAAGGAGCAAGCAAATATTATTCGGTTGTTACGGACACCGGAAATAAGCTGATGGCTGCCGCGCTGGCGGCAGGGGAGAAGCTGACGATCACAGAGATCGCGGTGGGGGACGGGGATGGGGCATATTACCAGCCGGATCCGGAAATGACTGCACTGAAAAATGAACTGTGGCGTGGGAGTATCAATTCATGCGAGATCAGCAGTTCATCGCCCAATATTTTGATCGTGCGCGGGATCATTCCCGGGGAGGTCGGAGGATTTACAATCCGGGAGATGGCGATATTTGCAGAAAGCGGAGAGATGATCGCAGTTGCAAATACACCAAGCACACCAAAAGTGAATATCGTGGACGGCATCATCAATGAGATGAGCCTTGCGATAGAGATCGCCCTGCTGAATGGCAGCGTGATCAATCTGTTAGTGGATCCGCATATCGTGACTGCCACAAAGGCGGACATTGAAATGGTCCGGAATGAAATCAAGATCGCACTGGAGGAGCGGATAAATATTGTGGTGGCACATGAGGATGTCCCTATCAATAAGCGCAAGCCGCATACGTTTTATCTGGTCGTGGGCGGGCAGGGGATTGGCGGAGGCACAGAAATAAAGGCAAGCCCGAATATGGGGCTGAAAGTAATCGAAAGGGGAAACGAAGATGGCACTGAGTAAAGTAAGGGTTCAGTTACTGAACGAGAAAACAGGAGAAGTTATAGAGGAGGTTGATGTCCTCACATCGCCGGATAGCGTATTATTTGCTGACGGGAAGACACTGACGCAGGTTTTGGAAGAGATTGAGACTACACCTGGGGAGAAAGGCGATAAGGGAACATCCCTCCGGACCAGAGGGGCATGGGCACCGAGTACAGCCTATGTCGCAAATCAGCAGTATATTGATATAGTCAGCAAAGATGGGACTGCATATGCATGTAAGGCATCCCATACATCCACGAGCACATGGGATGCAAGCAAATGGATGGTACTGGTTGAACGTGGACCGGCTGGCGCACCGGGGGCAACAACTGCAGACGGCGTGAGCTATGGGAATAAAAGTGTAAAAGAAGTGCTTGATGATCTGCTGTATACGGCAATCCAGCTGACTGCATTTACGAACAATGTTAATACAGTGGAGATGGGAACTACGGTTAATACTGTAAGGCTGGATTGGAATTACAATAAAACGCCCAAAACATTGACCTTAGATAATGCCCCGGTGGATGTGTCCACTAAAACAAAGACGATTGAAGGAGCAGGAATCAAGACAAATAAAACGTATACCTTGAAAGCGATGGACGACCGGAACGCAAGCTCGCAGAAAACGACTGCAATCACGTTTTTAAATGGCATTTACTGGGGCGTGGCAGCGAAGAAAACATCTTTTGACAGTGCATTTGTTTTGACATTGACAAAAGGACTGCAGGGCAGCAAGGCAAAAACCTTCACTGTAAACGCAGGAGCAGGGCAGCATATTTATTATGCAATTCCGACCCGCTACGGGACACCTGCATTTAAAGTGGGCGGGTTTGATGGCGGCTTTAGCAAAGCAGGGACAATCCAGTTCAAAAATGCATCCGGTTATACGGAATCTTATGATATTTGGATTTCCGATAATGCAGGACTGGGAAACACAACGGTAAATGTAGCATAAGAGGAGGAAAACGGTAATGGCAATTGAACTGATTTCAAAGATTAAACCCAAAAACAATGGAGATTTTAAGCTGGTCGATGTAGAGGACATTAATTACAACGGGAAAGGCTTAGATGAAGCCATTAAAGGTGGCGAATTCAGGGGAGAAAAGGGCGATCCGGGTGCTCCTGGTGCGAAAGGCGCTGACGGTGAGCCAGGGGCAAAAGGCGAAACGGGCACATCGGTACGCATGAAAGGAGCATGGGCAGCGAAAACAGCCTATGTGAATGATGGTCATTATATTGACGTAGTAACAAGAAACGGCAGTACATATGCATGTAAGACATCCCATACTTCAGGAGACACTTGGGAAGAAAATAAGTGGATGATGCTTGCTCAGAAGGGAGCTCAGGGAGCAAAAGGCGATCCAGGAGCGAAGGGAGAACCCGGAGAAAAAGGTGATCCTGGTGCAAAAGGAGAGCCTGGAACTCCGGGGGCAGATGGAAAAGATGGGGATAATGTGAAGTTCGGAACGGATTATGTAACTGCATCGCAGGTTAAAATTTTCCTGAAAAAGATGTGACGGAGGGGAAAGCCATGGCTAGATATAATGTTGATCTGCAGGACAATGAAGGGAATGCCTATCAGATAATGGCAAATCCTGATTCCGTGGCGGAATTTAGTCCTGCAGTCAACCGCGAAAATATTCGTTCGGGAGAAACGTACCGGGTTATTTTCGGTAAAATCATGAAATATTTTTCAGAGGTGGGAAATGCTGCCTATGTTGGGCTGGCAAATAACTGCACAACGACAATAGCGGGATTTGCGCTGGATGCCCGACAGGGGAAAGAGCTGATGGATCGGATTAATGAACTAAATAGGGATTTGAAAGTTGTAAAAGAGCATTCTGTCTGGGAACAGATCGGCACA